ATGGAGAATACTTTGCTATTGGTGTTGGTGGTGCCCTCGCTGGTCGTGGGGCTGATTTGTTTATCATTGATGATCCACATTCCGAGCAAGACGCCAAGTTGGGACGAGCGGATGTTTTTCTGCCTGCTTGGGAGTGGTTTCAGTCTGGTCCAATACAACGTCTTATGCCTGGCGGTGCGATTATCGTAGTAATGACTAGGTGGTCTAAGCTAGACTTGACCGGCCAAATAGTTAACCAAATGATTAAGACTGAAGGTGTTGACGATTGGGAAGTCGTTGAATTTCCAGCGATTATTGAAAATAAAGATGGCAACGAAGCTTCACTCTGGCCTGAGTTCTGGCCACTAGAAGAACTACAATCTAAGAAGGCTTCACTAGATGTACGATACTGGAATGCTCAATACTTACAGAACCCAGTTTCAGAAGAAGGTGCCCTTATCAAGCGAGAGTGGTGGAAGATATGGGAACACGAAGTGCCACCAAGTTGCGAATTTACCATTATGTCTCTTGATGCTGCACAAGAAGCTAATAATAGAGCAGATTATAATTCGTTAACTACGTGGGGTGTCTTTTTTAACGAAGAGACCAATAATTATAATATAATACTACTAAATGCTATTAAGGAAAGACTAGAGTTCCCTGAGTTAAAAGAATTAGTCTTACGTGAGTATAAGGAATGGGAACCCGACGCACTTATAGTAGAAAAGAAATCTAACGGAGCCGCTCTCTATCAGGAGATGAGGAGGATGGGTATTCCGCTAGGGGAATTTACACCGGGCAAGGGGCAAGATAAGATTAGCCGCGTTAACTCCGTGGCAGATCTATTCAGATCTGGTATAGTGTGGGCTCCTGATAAACGTTGGGCTCACGAACTGATTGAGGAGTGTAATGACTTCCCATCAGGTGCAAACGATGACCAAGTGGATAGTACGACTATGGCTCTCATGCGCTTTAGACAAGGTGGGTTCATAAGATTACCTAATGATGAGCCTGAAGATATACCAGGGTTCAGAAGTTCTAGAAATAAGTTGTACTTAGTATGATTGTTTATCAAGTCAAAGGTTTATTTGGTTTAAGAAAGCGCGCTATTAAAATGCGTACGTCAGACAAAGGCAAGAGGTTATATAGCAAGCGCTACAGACGCATATGGTTTTGGAGTGAAGATAGATGGAATCAACGACACGGAATAAAAGGATAAATATATGGCAATAGAAAAAGGTTTAAGTCAAGCTCCTCAAGGATTACAAGAATTAGCTGCAGATCAAAGCGCACTTGCCATTGAGATTGAAAATCCAGATTCAGTTACATTAGATGATGGCAGCATGGAGATTACGATTACTCCAGGTAAAGAAGTTGATGATGAGTTCAATGCCAACTTAGCAGAAGAGATGGATGAGGGTCAGTTGACTGAGTTGTCAGGTGATTTGATTGGTGAATTTGATGCAGATATTAATTCAAGAAAAGATTGGCTTACTACATATGTAGATGGTCTAGAACTATTAGGTCTTAAAGTAGAAGATAGAACAGAACCATGGCCAGGTGCATGTAATGTGTACCATCCACTCATGACTGAAGCGTTAGTGAAGTTCCAAGCAGAAACGATGATGGAGACTTTCCCAGCTGCAGGTCCTGTCAAAACAATTATCGTAGGTAAACAAACTCCAGAAAAAGATGCCGCAGCATTAAGAGTTAAAGATGATATGAACTATCAGCTTACTGACTTCATGCCTGAGTATCGTCCTGAGCATGAAAGAATGTTGTGGGGACTAGGTCTAGCTGGTAACGCGTTCAAGAAAGTGTATTACGATCCGAACTTAGCACGTCAAGTGTCTATGTATGTTCCAGCAGAAGATATTGTTGTACCTTATGGTGCGTCATCATTAGAAATGGCAGAACGTGTTACTCACGTCATGCGTAAGACTAAGAATGAGTTACGTAAACTTATGGTGGCTGGCTTCTACAAAGATGTAGACTTAGGTGAACCGTTCCTAGACGTTGATGAAGCAGAGAAAAAGATTGCTGAGAAGATGGGCTTCAACCCAACGGAAGATGATCGCTATAAGATTTTAGAAATGCATGTTAATTTGGATCTTGAAAATGGAGATTCAGAAGATGGCATAGCATTACCATATATTGTAACTATTGAAAAAGGTACAGGTACCATACTTGCTATTAGACGCAACTGGAATCCTGATGATAAGTTAAAAGCTAAACGTCAACACTTTGTTCATTATGGTTACATTCCAGGCTTTGGCTTTTATTGCTTTGGCTTAATCCATTTGATAGGTGCCTTCGCAAAATCAGGTACTATGATCTTACGTCAACTTGTAGACGCAGGTACTCTATCGAACCTACCAGGTGGTATGAAGTCAAGAGGACTTCGTATCAAAGGAGATGATACTCCTATAGCTCCAGGTGAATGGAGAGACGTGGATGTACCATCAGGTGCTATCCGCGATAACATCTTACCGTTGCCGTATAAAGAGCCTTCACAAGTTCTTAATCAGTTAATGAATCAAATCATTGAAGAAGGTAGAAGATTTGCTTCTGCTGCAGATATGAAAGTATCTGATATGAGTGCAAACTCACCAGTAGGTACTACATTAGCAATTCTAGAAAGAACTCTCAAAGTAATGTCAGCTGTTCAAGCGCGTATCTACTATGCGATGAAACAAGAGTTTAAATTACTTAAAGGCATTATTAGAGATTACACTCCAAAAGAATATTCATATGAACCAGATATTGGTGACAGACGTGCTAAACAATCAGATTATGATAACTGTGATGTTATACCTGTATCAGATCCTAACGCAGCTACCATGTCACAAAAAGTTGTGCAGTATCAAGCAGTTATGCAAATGGCACAACAATATCCACAAATCTATGACTTACCAGAATTAAATCGTCAAATGCTTGAAGTATTAGGCATTAAGAATATAGGTAAATTAGTTCCAAGCGCAGAAGATAAGAAACCTAAAGATCCTGTTTCAGAAAATATGGATATCATTAATATGAAACCGGTTAAAGCGTTTATATATCAAGATCATCAAGCTCACTTAGCTGTTCATATGGCTGCCATGCAGGATCCAAAACTTATGCAAATGATGAGTCAAAATCCTCAAGCACAAATGATTCAAGCAGCTGCACTAGCGCATATTAATGAGCATATTGCGTTTGAATATAGAAAACAAATAGAAGAGCAATTAGGTGTACCATTACCCGGACCTAATGAAACTCTTCCTGAAGATGTTGAAGTTGAGTTATCTAGATTAACTGCTGCTGCAGCGCAAAAACTGTTACAAAAAGATCAAGCAGAAATGCAACAGCAACAAGCGCAACAGCAACAACAAGATCCGTTGGTTCAAATGCAACAACAAGAACTACAACTTAAAGCTCAAGACTTACAAATCAAACAACAAAAAACTCAAGCTGATATTCAAATTGAGCAACAAAAACTTGAACTTGAAAAAGAAAAGATTGCATCTCATGAACGAATTGCTGGTGCACAAATTGGTGCTAAATCTACTATTGATAGAGATAGATTGCAAACAGATCAAACAATACAAGGTGCACGTATTGGAATGGAAGCTACCTTTAAGAAAAAAGAAATGGAACATAGAAAACAAGAGATGGCTATAAATGCTGTTGATAAATTGATGGACCATGGACATAAACATGCAGATAGACAAGTACAAAAGGAACTAAGTCAACTAAAACCACAGGAGTAATAAATCATGGATCAAACGCTAGAGCTATTATTGTCTCGAATAGAGGATCAGCGCAAAACAGTTTTAAATAATTTAGGAGACGGAGCAGCAAAAGATTTTGCTTCGTACCAAAATATGGCAGGATATATTCGAGGTCTATCCGTTGCTGAAGGTTTAATAAAAGACCTTGCACAAAGAATGGAGACATACGACGATGAGTGATCAAATACTCACAATGAATAAAAATCTGTTAGATGCAAATGGTCGACCGATTGTTATTCCAACGCTAGATGCAGTAGATGCAGAAGATATACCAATTGAAGAAAGAGGCTTACAGCTTCCAGAACCAAAAGGATATAAAATTTTATGTGCTATTCCTGACGCTTCAGAAACATATAAAGGCGGTATTGTAAAAGCAGATTCAACTAAAACTGTAGAAGAACATTCCACTGTAGTTTTATTTGTAGTTAAAGTAGGTGATTTAGCTTATAAAGATGAGACTAGATTTCCTACAGGTCCATGGGGTAAAGAGGGTGATTTTGTACTAACACGTGCATACGCAGGTACTAGATTTAAAATCCACGGAAGAGAATTCCGCATTATTAACGACGATACAGTTGAGGGGGTTGTTCAAGATCCTCGCGGCT